TTTTCTCTGCTTCCAAATCAGGCTGTGTAGATGAAATGAATTCAGCATATCTTCCTATGCCATCTTCAAACTCATCTTGGCTGTAACCATTTTCAAAAGAGTGGTCAGCCCACCATTTGAATAATGGATTCTCTATAGCTGTTTCAGCCTCTATTGATTCTGGAATTTGATAGTCACCAACAGTAGCAGGCCTATTCTCAAGAGCACTTGTTTCTAACTCTTGAAAGATTTGCTGTCGTAACTCTTCATCACCTTTGCCGAGTTTGGCTTCTAATGATGAGTAAGAAGAGGCTAAATCTTCTGGTGTATTAAACTTCTCTGGCAACCATTCTGGTCTGGCAGGTGCTTCAGGAGCTTCAGTTGCTACCTCGACATTATCTGCTTCATCCATGCTTTACTACCTTTTCTGATTGTTTTGCTCTTCTCTCAATCAGCCCTACTAAATAACGCTGTCCTTCTAAATGACGAAGTTCAGCATCAGATACGTTCGGTCCAGTAACCGCTTCAATGGTTATCGAACGTAAATACTTTAATACTTGTTTGCCGTTAGGTGTTTTAAACAGAGCGTTTATATCTTTTGATATTTGTTGGTCTGCTTCTTTATTGCGTGGATATCCATCAAGACCTAAATTCATCGACATCAGGCACTTCACCTCTTTGTTGTGCTTGTTGATATTGTTGCGCCGCCATAGCTATCTGCTCTCGCTCAACGCCATCACGAACCAGTGAATCAGGCACACCAAACTTCTTAGCAAGGTAGACAGCAACATCTTCGGATTTAATTAAAAGGTTTAAAATCTCTGGCCCGAACGTGCCGCCTACCATTTGTAAATAGCGGCAACAGACGAGATGTCCTGATTGGCTTGTGCTTGTGCAAGCGGAGAGATAGAGCGAACCTTAACCTCTCTGCCATTTAGCACAGGCACATCAATGCGGCCCTGCTTCTTTAAGATATAAACAACACGCTGTAGAATAGGCTGTACCATTCAGCCTGCAATCTGCCAAAGGCAGACCCGATACGGCGTGATAAGTCAGCCATGCGTTCTGCAACTTCTGTGGCAGTAGCAGGGGTTTTATTCGGGTCGCCTAACATATCATTGTATAATGCGCGTTTGATATTGTTACGCATATCACCAAGCACAAGGTTGGCAACATTGAAGTCACCTGCCGCCTTGATAGGTTGCAAGCCCATAGAACCCATAGCTTTTGGAATGATGGTGCCAGGCACGAGGTTTATTGTATCGGTGTTCATAACACCGTCATCGTCCATCTGATAGATACCTGAGATAGCCATCTGCGCGTTCTCTAACACCAACTCAATTGTAAGGTTGGTAGTCTTGATTGCGCTCAATGCGTTGACTAGAGGGCCACGTCCATAAACTTCGCCGCTCGCTTTAGACCAGCGGAAACATACAAATGGATTAGAGCCAGAACCTACAAACTGCTCATAGAAGATAACTTCTTCATTCTCTCTATCAACAACGTAATAATCATAACGCTCTTCATTTCTCTTTTCGTAGTTCTTGCAGACTACTTCGAGAATAGAGCATTCAGCTTGCGGCTGAGTTTCGATAGCCCTTGCAAGACGGGCTGATATATTGGCTCGCTCAAATGCAATAGGTATGTCAATGTTTTTGAGCTTACGCTCTCTAAATACATGGTCAATTTTATCATCTGCACCTGTGTCAAGTACGACAGTCGGAAGCGGTATCGCGTTAAAGCGTATCGGATTGACAGCATCGCCTTCTTCAACAAGCAAGACACCTGTTCCAACAGCCAAGTCCATAAATGATTCATGCACTTCTTGCCCGAAATTAGAAGATTGTAGAACTTCAAATACATATTCTGTGACTTCATCCAGTTGATTATTAACTTGGTCACGCTGTTCTTCTGGCACTTCAGAGCCAGCAACAAGGTCTGCCCATCTTGCAAAGTTAGGAACAAGACCTGATTGAAGGCGTGATGCAAACTCTTGCACCCCAACCACAGCAGTTTCATCAAAGATTTTATCGTCTCTGCGCTGACCATTGGCTTCATAATAAAAGCCTTGCCGCATAGGGAGCGCATACTCATAGCACTCATCAAACAAAGACTCGAAGGAGGTGCGCTTTGCTTTTGCACGCTCAAATTTTTCAAGCATCATTTTAGATTGAGACATTATAGCGTCTCGTCAAAATAACCTATGCCGCCCTTACCGCCAGACAGCAAGGATTGAGCGCCGCTTCCTTTGCGTTGCTTTTTTACATTTGCCTCAAGAGTTTTTTCACGTGCATCTTCTTGCTCGCGTTTTTCTTTAAGTTCGGCTGCTTCGCGCTCATCTTTTTCACGTTGCTTTGCGGCCTCCTGTTCAGCTTTTTCTTCGGCTGTTAAAGGCGGCGGGCCTGCTGGTCTTCTGGACTGACATGCACATATAGAACTCCTAACTGTCTCCTGCTTATAAGAGCATGCATAGATGCTCCACAACGCACAAAACTACATGCGTGACCATAAACCTTGCCGCCTTTGTTTAGGCTTGCGGGTAAAGACATCAAAGTTGGTACTAGCTTGAAATGGTCTTGGTGCATGTTGTTGATTACTGAGGATGGCCCTGCCTTCACCAGCACCCAGCATTAAATATTGAACAGCATCATGGATGTGAGAGAAATGGTTCTTATCTGGTTTATCATCATAACGCTCACCTGAGACTTGCATACGGCGATACTGATACCCACCTTCAAATCCTTTGATGATTGTGCGGCATCTCATATCAATCAATACACCAGACTGCCCATCAACCATGCGGCTGAGAGGAGCAGATACAGATTCCAACCTCAATGACACATCATTGGATGGGGCAGGGCGCGCACTAAGGCCAGCCCCCCGCAATATCTGAAACGGTGTTGTCTCATCTGTCTGAGCGCGGAAGTCGCCTGCGGGGTCGCCAAAGATTATAACTTCATTGGTTGAATAGCGTGAGGCTAGTTCTTGCCGTAACAACTCTGCAAACCTGACGATACCCATATCAAAAGCAACAATCTCTTGCAGTATAAGCCAGCGTCCACGCACCTTCTGCGCTATAACGCCAGCAGGAGTAAGACCAAAATCAAGCCCAACATATACAGGTACGCCCGCCGCCACTGGTATTTCTTCTTTGGATACGTGCATATCAGTGACAAAATTGGCATAAACGGGTTTGCCATCTTTAATACTCCCAAGGCGGTTCATCACATATACATCTATCCAACTCTTCGTCTTGCCTTGTACGATATTCGGATAGTAATCTTTTCGCATATTTAGCGAGTTTTCTGCGCTCTCGTTTGGAATGTATCCTTCTATATTGCCGTCTTCGTTCTTCGTTTCTTTCATGCCCTGCGGCTGTGTGAAGAACAGCCAGTTGTCTGGCTTGACTAACATTTTTGCTTCTTCTCTTGGAATATGGTCTGGCACTGGTATCTCGCCTGACATGATGGGCCACCAATGGTCTTCTTCTGGTGCGTTCGTATCTGCTATTACTCCTGTCCAAGTACAGCCCCCATCTTTCATAGAGGGGAAACGCCCCACACGCATAGTACAGGCATCAATAATAGACTTGGGTATCTCTCTGGCTTCGTTAATCCATATGCCAGTGAGTTCTAATGACAGCAGTTTCTTCACATCTTCTGGCCTATCAAGAGCAAGGAAGATAACTTCGATGTCTAAGTCAGCGCGTTTGATGTGATGCGTGTAAGGCACAGACCATAAGAACTTGCCCCACTCTTCTTCTGGAAACCAATCAAGCCATGTCTTTATTGTGGTTGTGCGTAGCTGTGGGTTGGTGTTTCTGATAACAGCCCAGCGAGATTTACGAACACCGCTCTCTGTTTTCTTCTGCTGTAAGGCGCGTCTAAACAATTCAACACAGCAACATACAGACTTGCCCGACCCAACAGGGCCGCGCAATCCACGGAAGAACACATCGCTTTTCATAAAGTCTTTTAAGACCTGACCATCAGGTTTGTATTTAAAGCTGGTCAACTTTGTTATCTCTCCCGAACTTAATCATCCGCTCAACAACCTCAGGGCCAATAACAGATATAACTTTGTCTGCTTCACGGTCTGTCTGGAATCGTTCTGGGTGGTAAGCGAGGTGAACTTTCTTAACAATGGTGCGCAACATAGCGCGCTCATCTTTATTAATGGTGTGTAGGAATGTCATCTGTGTGCTTTTGTCTTCTTTGCAATTGATTTGGGTTGCTTGGAATGTTGTTTGCCTGCGCGAATAGCTTTGCGTTTTGCAGCTGTCGATGCAGAATATTCAGAAGAGGAGAGGGACTTGATAGCGGCTTCTGGTAAATACCGCTCACCTGTAGCCTTTGGGCCTTGTGTGCTGGGCTTGCCAGACTTGGTGCGCCACTTCTGCTTTGTCCAATTACGCAATGAACGCTGTGAAGGTTTCATCGGTAGCCGCCACCTTTAGCCTTATACGCTTTGGCAAGCATCTGCGCTTTACGCGCTGACCATTGACCAGAGCTACCACCTTTATTTCCAGACTTAATACGATTGAATAATGCTTTACGCATTGTAGGTTTGGTATAGTTACCAGCGGCATTTACAGCCATTATTTACCTCTTTGTGATCGAAACCATTGTATGGCTAAACGCTTAATTTCTTTTTTGTAAGCGTTTTTAGTTCCAAAATAAGGACTTGAAGGAGAACTCATTGGACCTTCTTCATGTAACTGCATTTTAAAATCATCTTGAACGTCATCAGGCATTAAATCGAAAAGACCAACCTTAGTTAATTTAGGTTTTGCTTTTGGGTCTTTTCTTTTAATTTCAGAAATAACATCAGATTTTAACTTCAATAAACTTTTTGGTGCATTTTTCATTACAACCACCTTTTCTTCAGTGCTATCCAATATG